GTAGTTATTCTTGGTACATAATTTCCATTACTAGCATTTCCAGTTATATCTGAACCGTGAAAACTATAAAACCCTAAGTCCCCAGTATGAACAACTGCATCTGAGGTTGCTTTCCATCCTGTTATTGGAATTGTGTAGTAAGCATAGATATAGATAGGTGTGGTATAATTAAATGCAGTACTACTCCAATAAAGTTGTTTAAGAGATTCGGAAGAATCCAACAGAAGTTTTATTCTAGTTGAATCTTTAATTACTATCGAACCGATTGTGCTGGAATATGTATTTTCAGCAGTTTGTGTGGTAAAGTGTGTACTTCCTACAACTGGACCTCTTATATCATCTGCTATACCTGTTATTGTTCCCACTTTTGCTGTATCGATAGTCAATCCTGATTTACCATTACATGTAGTTGGTATTTCAATCATGTAATCACCGGAACCATCTGAGCCTGCTCCTGTCATTTCATACACGACCCTTACTTCCATTGAGTCGCCTATTTGACGACAAAACATTTTATCAGTCGCCATTGTCCCCTTTGTTGGATTGCTTGACTCCCCAGTAATTGTAGTTGCTCCAAATTCTTCCCAATCACTTGCTTCAAATATCTGAATCTCTTCCAATGGATTACCAGTAAACTCAATATCATCTAAATATAAAAACTTTCCGTTATTTACTACTTTTATTTCGGCACAAAATTTAACTTGTGCTGTTGACTCTTTTGTAAATCCTGTTATTAATGCTCTCTTGGCCGAGCCTGCTGTTAAGGAAGTTGCACCGAGTGTAGCTGTATTGGTAACATCTTCCATCCAGGTATTAATGTCGTCAGTATCTCCTGTGTATTTATAAGCAAACTTAATACCTATCAACGAGCCTCTTGATTTTGGAGGAACGGTCATTACAGGAGAACAAAACTTTTCATCATCTGCACCTGTTAAACTATTTAATCTATAATCATAAACGCCATTCAAAGGATCAATTGTATTAAGAATAAGAGTTGCAGCACTTATTTCGGAAACATCCCAACCAGTAAAACTGTTATTCTCTGCATTGGCATATCCAAATCTTTCAATATCTTTTGAGGCAAACTCTCCATACTGAGTCCCAGATAAACCTCCTGTCGCAGTATAACTGGCAGGATTTAGTTCTATTGTAGCGGCGGCATTAGTGGCGTTTGTTCCGCCATTGATATTTATTCCTGTATTTAAACTAGTTAAATCTCCCTCTGATGCAGGAACCGGAAGAGATGATTGCCATTGTGCTCCAGTGTAAGTCAAGACTTCATTTAATGCAGGAGAAGGAATATGCACATCTGTTAAATCTGCAAGTGTTGATGCAGAAGCAGGAAGACCTGTTAACCCAGAACCATCTCCTACAAAGAAATCTGCTGTCGCTGTACCTGTAACTACAACTCCATCATTAAAAGTCTTAAGGCCAAAGATATTCTGAACAAGATCACTTATGTGACCCCAAACAACTCCTGTATTGGAGAGCTGTAGATCAGTTAAACTATTGTGTGAAGAGGCAGGAGAACCTGTCGATTGCTCAGTGGTTCTCCAATCAACATAATCATCACCTTCATCTGTACTTCTTAATCTAGCGCCTAAAAGGTTACTGTAAGTTGATCTCGCTTGGTAAATTACTGTCCCTATAAATCCTATCTCTTCTACCAAGAATAATGTTTTTATATTAGCAAGCTCTGTTGTTGCCCCTGCTCTAGCTTTAGATATAGTTGTATAGACTTCTTGACCCATGATAGTTATTTGCTTGTCTGTACCATCATAACCGTTCAAAACTGCTACATGATATAACACATAATCATTACTAGGAACTACAACTTGTGACCAAACGCCTGCTGTGTTCAGATTATAAAGAATGTCATCGTCAGTTCCTAAACCTAAGTGTCTATCAGATACAGCGGAATATCCGGCATTGAAAGCCCTTCTCATGGTAGCTGATCCATCCAAGTAGTAAACCGGAAGACCTACTGTAGAAGCTGCCCCTACATAACTTGTCGTTAAATCTTCATCTACCGCCATACCTGTAGAGGTACTAAATTGAACCGCTGTTAAGTCATTTCCTGATCCATTTATATCAAAATTTCCAAGTCCTAAACCATTAAGATATAAAAATCCTCTAGTGAAATGGCCATTGGCATGAGTGGCAGGAGACATAGATATTCCGTGTCTTTCTTCTGCGAAATAACTATGTATATTGTCTGTAGCATTCCAATAAATATAAGCAACAATTGCTTTTGTCCTTATGACAGTATCAATTTGACCACTACTAGGATTAGCTACTGTAGTTAGAACTCCTGCATCATAGTAGATTACGTGAAGCCCCTCTACGTCTGTTATAGTAACATCGTCAGGAGCAGAGATTACATATTCATTCCCTTCATCATAAACTTTAAAACTAGCTCCTGTTGGAGTCACAGTAAAAGTTCTTGTACCGTCTACAAAAGATAAAGCTGTGTCAGTTGTGTTTGGAAAGCCATTAGTGTCATCTACATCATATAGGTTTTTCCAATCTGTCCCGTCAAATCTCAATAAACTCTTAGTTACTGTTGAAGTTAGAACTACATCGACTAGATCGTCTAAAACTAAAGTAGCAATGTCGTCTGTATTTTGTTGGACACTAGCAGTTATAGTTGTTAAGTCTGTCCCTCCTGCCGCTACCCAAGCCAAACCACTATAGGTATATGTCGCTGACAAGTCAGAGTCGTAAACGCAAAGCCCTACTTCTAAACCTACTATCGCATCTTTCTGAACAGTGGTCATAGTTGGGCAAGGTTGAGACCCTTTAGTTGTACTGAATACAGTAAAGGCCGAACTAGCTGTTATAGTGTTCCTATCTCCTGCTGAGAGTACAGGATAATTTACTTCCTGTTGTGCCCTAGCACTTAAAGACAGCAACATAAACCATATTAAAAATAAACTCTTCATCCTATACTCCTATAGATATTTCGTTTCCAACCCATTTAATTCTACTATCTGCATCATAGTTACCACCTGACATATTGTCAGAAACGTATTGAACTGTTGCAGCATTTCCTACTTGAGCTAATGAGAGAGTTAATCCGTCAAAATCTCCGACAAGTTTAGTTGTCGCCTTTCTTCCAAGATACCAAGTTGTTCCAACATAAAGAAGTAATAACTCTATTGAGATTACTCTCTCCTCTGCATCATCTTTTCTAAATATTTCTAATGTTACCTCAACGTGAGTAGTTCCATCAGCATCTACTGTTAGAGCTGTATTCTTTCCATTAGGACCTGCTACTCCTAATAGTGGTTGAGCTACTGCTTGATTGTTTAATAAGTTTTGAGATCCAGTATATTTAGAAGTTGTTATTAAAGTTTCTGTTACTGAGACTCTATCAGCTAACGCCGCTATTGCTATGTCTTGATTTGTATCCTTAGCTTGTAATGCTGCAATAGTTGACGAGTAATTAGGGACTTGAGAGCTTATAGCTTCTTTAGTCCTTAGAGGAGTCATACCTTTTGTATTATCTGTTCCTGCTTGAGCTTCTGCTTGGGAAGCTATTGCAGAAAAGATTCCTGCTGCTCCTGCCGAACCGTTAGATCCTGCTGCTCCTGTAGGACCTGTTGGACCATCATCTCCCTTATTGCCTTTCTCACCTGTCGGTCCAGTAGCTCCTACTGCCCCTGAAATTCCTTCCCAATATGCTTTTTCATTTGCGAAAATTGCAGAAGCGTGAGAAGTCAAACACCTGTAAATAACTCCGCCTTGAACCACTAAGTTACCTACTTTATAATCCGTAGATAACGAAGAGATTTTCCTTATCTTAACATCTTGATCTACTGTAGGTGCTGAGTTCATATCCACTATTGTTGCAGGAGATCCTGTTGTTAAAGTGTAATCCGCAGTTACAGTTTGTAGAGTTTCTACTCCACCCTCAACAAGATAAACAGCTATATCAGATTCGCTCGTAAATAGGAAAGGGATTAGAAATTCTGTCTCTGTATCATCACCATTATATGTTCTACTCTGAGGTCTCCAAGGAGGGATTGCTTCAGTATTTTCTAAATCTGTTGCATCATCATTCCATTTAAGGAATTTATTTGCTACCTCTACTGGAAGCTTTATGTCACTTAAAGAAGAGCCAATTGCTAGATCTATAGAGGCCGAGTTACTATTTCCTATTTCCTGTACCTGTCTTACTATGTTATCCATATTCTCTTCTACGGATGCGGCAGGGAAAGTAGTTCCGCTATATTCAGCAGCTTGTTTTTTAGGAGTTTCTCTAATTAGTTTTATAACTTGATCTACTGTTGGAGCTACATTCATATCCACTGTTGTTACTGGAGGTCCACCAGATAAGGTATAATTTGTAGTTATAGTCTGTTTTGTCTCTACATCATTTTCTATAAGATAAACAGCTATAACACTTTCAGATGTAAAATCAAAAGGTATTAAGTAATCCGTCTTTGTACCATTTCCCGGCCATGATTCTTTAACTGTATCATTTGAAACTGTCATAACTATTCTCCGATTAGAGGTTGTATGCCTCTTTTCTGTTTACTTATCTCTCTATTTACTTCTGCTCTTGGATCTATCATCATCATAAAATCTCCGAAAGCTTCTTCATGTAATAAATATCTAAACATTGGTAGCTTAGTTACTACTCCTAAACTATAATCATAACCGAATCTGACTGCCTTAGCAGCTTTAAAATTACTTTGCTCTCTATTATTCTTTGACACAACACTATACGCCATCTCTGCAACTTTACCCACTAAGGATCCCGTAGGACCTACAATCTTATCAGAGAAATTGCCGGGGGCAGGAATTAAAAATTCTCCCCATATCCCAAACCCTCCACCTCTTTTTACAGCAGATAGAAAAGAGACTAGTGTGAAATCTTCTGGAGTCTCACCTCTCATAACAGAAGTCAATATTGTAGCTCCTACTCCTGCCATAAACATATTGGACTGAAACTTAGCTGCTTTTAGAAACTTATTGCCGCCCGGCATTGAGAGGATGCTATCTTGAACTCTAGACATAACCATTGGGAATTGTTTGAAATGTAATACAGATCTCAAGAATTGTCCATGAACTGTGTCAGGATCTACTAGCTGTCCTGCTGCTACTTTCTCTTTAGTCCCCGGATTCGGATTACCTAAAGACATAGATTTGGATTGAATTAGAGAATTATATTTCAATCTCATATCCCTAATCTCTATTTCAGATACACCTTCAAGTCCATTCTCTATAGAGTAAGGAGAGATCATTTTACTTCCATGTACTTTCTCAGAAGTTGATCTAATCATATCCCACTCTTTATTAGATATATCGTATCTCTTTAGATCTGAAGCCCATATAGGATACTTTGCTTCTAGTTCCTTCATACTGAAACCAGACATATCTGCTGCATGTCTAGACCAAGAATCTGCTCCACCTAGTTTAGCCAATGAAGTTAATGGACTCATTAAATTAGCTTTAAAAAATAAATGCCCTGCTCTCCTCATTCCTCGGTTAGATCCCCTTAAAGAAGTCTCCTTACCGAATCGAGTCATTGCCTCCCCTACTGTGTCCCAAACTTGTAATTGCATCCTTTCGGTAACAGCTTTCCTATATTTAGGACTTACCATATGCACCATGTCATAGGCAGACTTGAAAAGAGAAGTATATAGATTTTTATTTTGTCCAAAAGATCTAACTAATGATTGTGTCATTAAATCTGTAGGCAAAATTGTTGCTGAAGCTCCACCTAGGTGGACCATGGATAAGAAGCTTCTAGTGTTAGCTCCTGCTACTGCCATCTTACTAGTTCCAGATGTAGGACCGAAAACAGTCATTTCGAATTTATTAAAAAGTTTCTTCCTTCCGGCAATAAACTTTTTCTTTTCTGCACCTGATAAAGATAGCTCTGCCTTGTCCATCAACTTAGTAAAGTTAGCGTGAGGTTTATGGCCCAATCTTTGAATGGTTGCTGCTGCCCTAGCATCTTTATCTATTGTGGAGAGTAAGTTCTCGAAAACATTACCTTTACCATACTTCTGCATAAACTCATGTTCTCTACCTCTAGCAAACTTCCATCGTCTAGACTTTGCCATACTAGCATCTAGTCCTCCGCTTCTCATTAGAGATATAGTTGAATCATCCATTGCCTGTATTCTTGACGCAGTGGACCCAGTTATTTTGTCGTATGTTTTACCTAAACTCTTTCTAGTCTTTTCGGGACTTATTATAGTTACAGGATCTAAGGTATTAAAAGCATCTTCTATAAATACTTCTCTCGTAGCTTCACCGATTAGGTCATAATCGTACGCTCTCTTTAGATGTCCTCTGATTCTACCACGAGTTCCACCCGAAGCTTCCATCTCAAATTGTAACCCGTTAGAAACCTTCTGATGGATTTCTACGGCCTTTCTCACGTTAGGATCTACATCCTTACCTAACTTACCAAAATTCTCCATATCCCATAGTGCTAGACGGATTTGTTTGTCCAGACCACCTTTAACCATAGCCTTCATTAATCCGGCTTCTTCAAATCCAGTTGTCACCATGTAGGCATATTTTTGATATATAGCTTTATGTACTGTTTCTATATTATAACTTCCTCCAATAGTAGGAGCATATATTTCATCTGAAACTATTGATGCAATAGCGTCTATCTTGTTTTTAAATTCTGGCTGCTCAATATGTTTTATAGCTTTTGCCATAACTTGTTGGTCTTGCAAGCCAATCTTTATAATTCTAACCTTGTTAGTTTTCATTGCAGCTAAATACTCTTTAACCTTAGTGTCATATTCTGCTTTAGTCGTGCTACTATTTCTTATATCTTGAATCTCTCTCGCAACTTTACCTATGACCTTATCTCCAAGGTCTTTATATTTCCTCTTACTTTTGTTATTTACTACTTGAGTTTTGCAATCAACCATATACCCTCTTAAAAATTTATAAAGGCGCAATCACCTACATCTTCTACAAGTTGTTTCAGTCCGTCCATATCCTTCTCTAATCCTTCAACTCTTAATTGAGCTTGGCGACTAGTCTTTGCTTTATCTCTTATCTCTGTTTCCCACATAACAGCTTCTTCATCTGGCAGGACTTCAGCAGGTAACTTTTTATATTCTATTGCTATCTCTTCATCATACCCGAGATCATACTCTTTATTCTTTAAGTCTGCTCTCATTTGTTCTATTGTCTCAGGTCTTTGATTATTTGGTAGGAATTCTCCATCTTTTATAACTCTACTATTAACAAATTCTTTTGGGTCTACTGGAGCTATCTCTACATTCCTTAGCTTGTTCTCATTAAACATTACTGTTTCTAAGGCCTTAGCTTTTTCATTCTTGAAAGTCAGACCGTCATATCCTTCTGCTTGCAGTATGTCAGCAAATTCACTTTCTAGTATAGTTCTATTCCTTTCGGATAAAGAATCAAAAATGTGTCCTGAAGTAATATCATCTTCTATAGTTAACTTCTCCCAAGGAACAACTTTTCCGTCTAGATTCATTACTCTCTTGTCTGAGATCTCTAGGATATTATTTAATATCTCTTCAAATTGCTGTCTAATTCTGGGATTCTGATCTAGAAATTTCATATCTAAATCATACAGTTTTAGATCGCCTAATGCTTCAACTCCAATTACAGCTCCTTTAGTAACTCTACTGTGAAGAACTTTAGCTGTTGCGTGATCTGCGTTAGAAGTAAACTTAGCAAAACCTTTAAATCTAGCTTCACCGTTTACACCCTTCTGCGTTGAATAATGTCCTGCTCTTGTTGGGCCTACTGCTGAGTCACCGCTTTGCACAAGACTATCATAGTACATGGTAGCTTTGCCATAAGGTTTATGTACCCAAACTTTTTCAGAGCCATCCATATTTTTGAATGTCGGAGTCATCACATAATTTGTATCTGCTGAAGGAGTATCATCGCCAAAATGCTTAGTATATATGTGAGGATCCTTATCCCCATGAAGAGTATTTTTAGATGTATTAATATCATCTACTAATTTACCTCCACGATTACTCATTAACTGCCAACCTGCTGTCTCTATGATTGAACCTAATGTTACTGCTGATGCAACATTTACTGCTGAGTCTAAAGGAGTGTAACGCTCATGGTTACGCTTGGCGTTCATAGCTACCATTATTTCTGTCGGAACTTCTGATAGAATATTTCCTGCTGCTGAGATACCGAACTTGGCTGCAAGGCCTTGAAATCCTACCATAGTTCCGACTTTCGCCATACCTGCAACACCTAATCCATAAGCCACCGCTGCTGTTGCCGCTGCCGCTAAGGTAAACTCTACAGGGTCAGTAATGTGCGAACCACCCATGGCAGCAAATTCTAACAATCCTTGCTTTATGTCACCTGGGGAATTATCTATAATTAATTGTCTATCCCTTCTCTCTTTCGCTTTGTCAGCTATTGACTGAGCAACAAACTGATTCATTGTCTCTGTAAAAGGGACTTCAACTTCTGGAAACATTGCATTTAATGTTTCAGGATCTTTGTCGTATTGTGGGCCTTGAGGAAAATCTTTTCTAGCTTGATCTTCAAATATCTTTCCGTAAGTAATTGAGTCGAGTTGGCCCATTCCCCACTTAGCACGAAAGCCCTCCCATCTAGAAGTAGGAGCAGTAATCTGCTCAAACCTTTTAGGATCTCCCGATTCCATCAAAGGTTTTTGGAGGCTGTCTACTAGGTTTACATCTACCATGGTTTATCTAAGAAACTAGGTTCCTCTCCCTTAATAACTTTCTCATTACCTCTAATCGTACTCCAAGGAATTACTAGCATTTTACCCCTATCTTCCTTAGACATTAAAGGAACATATCTAAATTCTTTTTCATCATAAACATACATTGCTAGACCTTTGCCATCTCTTGCTCTAGCAAATTGAGCTTGTTTAGCTAAAGAGTTATAAGCGTCTTTTACTCTCTCAGAAGGTTTTAAGAAGTCTACTCCTACTTTCGCATCAGTTATTCTCATAATAGCTTCAGAAGGTACTGCACCTAATCTCAAAAGGTCCTTTCCTGTATTTACTTCATTTACAAATGTAGATACTTCACTTTCAGTTATCGGATCTCTATAGCTCAACATTATATAGTTGTCTTTATTCTTTACGAAATTATAGTTATCAGAAAGAATCTTTCTCTGAGCAATTTCTTCAGCTTGAGAGAATGAAGCACCCTTATTTACTTCCATCATAACTGCTTCACTCAATAGTGTTTTTACTTTTCCTTCTGCCGCTTCTCTCTCCCTACCATTATATTCAAACACTACAGCTTTTTTAAATTTAGTAAATTCCCCCATAGAGGACATTACACCTTCTAATCTAAATTTATTTAGTATCCCTGTAGCCCCACTAGTAAATTTAGCTTTTCTCTCTTTCATCCCCTCGGGATTTCTCAATAGGTCAGCAACATAGGAAACATTCTCACCCTTCATCATAGAGGTTAAGGCCAAATATTTGTTAGTAGACTTCTTACTTAGAATCTCTCTATCTAGTGCCTCAGCATTTGATCCAAAGTCTGCCCTTAGATCTATATACCATCTACCTATTTTGTCAGATTCCAAGTAATTAACCTCTTTATTCCAACCAACAGCTTCGGCCTCAGATACATATCTTTTATTCCAATCTTTAATTCCTACTTTATCGAAATGTTCGTCTAGTCTTTTAGTTCTCTCACCAAGAGTCTTAGCATTGGCTATATTCGGATTATCCTTTATAGCTTGATTTGTAGGATCAATACGGTAATTTTTTTCGTTAATTGCAGCTGACCTCTTTAGACCTTCTTTTATAGATAGTTTATTATCCCATACAGAAAGACCTGCTTTGTATTTACTTAACTCAGGAATATCTCTCTCCACTTCAGCTTCAATCCTATTAAAGTTGTTAAGTGTAGAATTTATCGCTCCTGCCCTCTTACTGAAATGCATATTATTTACTGAGCTGGCCACTCTATTTATATCTAGAATAGATCTCAATCGAATCATAGTATTCTTCAACTCTTCTTTTTCTTGGAATAGAGAGGCACTATCATATAGTGCTCTTACCTGCTTATTAAATTCTGGAACACTACTCCCCTGTCCCATCTTAGCAATATGTTCTGCCGCACCTACATCTTTTTGGAAAGTTCTAGACTTCTTCAATATGTCTGTTTTCAAACCTTTAAGAGCTATTCTAGTGTATTTATTTACTTCGGCAGGAGTTAGTTCAGACATCATATCACTTAATTTATAATCTCTCTGTAAACCCATGCTGTCTGCTGTGGAGTGTAATTTGACATTTAGTAGGTTTCTCTCACCTTCAGTCAAAGTTTTATCAGCATCCATAATAGCTTTAATCTCTTTACTTATTAAGGAACTTGAAGCATTTACTTGCAATATCCTACCGTCTTTTCCTGTAGATCTCTCAGGCAAAGTAGCTGAAAACATTGCTGCCAACATTTGAGGATAGTCTTCTCTAGTATTCATAGAGTCTAAACCTGTAGTAGCATAATAATTTCTAGTCTTATCTACATTATCCTGTACAGTTTCAGCATTATGGACACTATTTTCTCCTTGTCCGTACTCATAAATGTTCAGCATGGAGTTACCATAAGAAGCCTTATATGTCTCTAGATTTCCATCAAACTGAAAAGATCTCCCTGCTAGTTCTTGCTGATCTACTCTCAACTTATCTATATCCGCATTGAAAGCTTTATGTGTTGTTGACGCAGCACTTATATACCATGACTTCCTAGAAGCATTTGCTTTTGTCTGAAACATTCTTTTAGAGGTATCACTAACACTGGTTTCAGATATTCTATCTATCAGTTCTTCTGTCTCTTTAGCCACAGCTTCATCATAATTATACGCTAGTCCATCTTCTTTTAATCCATACTCTCTCTTCATTCTTCCATCTGGGAGCCTATTGAGAATTAATTGCTTATCTCTCTCTATCCATTCTTGAGACAGTTGAAATTCTTTATCTTGAGAGTCTTTTATATCTATTGCGTTAGCACGTTTCTTCATCACTTCTGCTGCAAGAAGTTGACCTGTCTTACCAAGATTTTGTACTTCTTTAAATACTTCAGCTTCACCTGTTGAAATCTTTGCAGAAGGAATAGAAGTACTTATGGTCTTTCTTCTGGTGTCTAATGGTATACTAGGCATAATTTAACCTTATTCGTCATAGATTGATTTAACTGAACTACTCGATTTATTTCCCTTACCTCTATAATATTTAGCTGTAGTTACTGCTGCTGAAGCGACTGTTCCAGCTATTTTTAAGCGAGAAGACTTCTTAGCTGATTCTGCATCTCTACCATAACTTTCAGCTCCACGCCTAATCATACCTGCTTGGAATCTAGCATCCCTTCTCATATTAGTTATTTCCATTCCGTAAGAATCTATTGTGTCTTCAAGTGCTGCGAGATTTGCTCCACTAAAAGCATCAGCTCCACTCGAAGCAGCAGCAGCTATTTGACTTCCTTGAAATCTCTTAGACTCCCTCTTAGCTGCATCAACATTTATCTCTAATCTCTCCAATAATTCATTGGCCCTCATATTATCTTGTTTTTGCTTTTCTAATAATGAAGCTTCTCTAGCTTCTCCTTCTTGATAACTACCATAGATAGACAAGGCAGTAGAAGCCAAAAATGCCATAGTTACTGGATCCATACTAGTCCCCCGTCATTCCTCTCATAAACACTGCAATCAGTGAGAATGGAGTCGGTTTATCATGCTTAACGACAACGTATTGCTCCTCATCAGGAGTAGCATCAAACTCTGTTTCTAGATTTCCTGTGTAAACTCCCCCGGTTGGAACAGTGACATTTTCATATTCTAGATCATATAGGTTACCTTCAGATGAACCATATTGTCCAAACAAAGAATTAAAAACCTTTAATAATATTTTATCTATTCTAGTGAGAGATATTTGAGAATTACCTATTTGAGATCCTGCCTCTATAGGCATCGACTTAAATAGTGCCACATAATTAAGGCCGACAATTATTGATTCAGCAGCTACATCTAACTCTATTTCTCCACTATCTACTACTTTGGCAGTTATTACTTCACCATCTGCAAGAATATCTACTGTCTCACCTTCTAGGTGATCGAGTCCTGCCACAGTTGTACTAGCAGGAGTGTTTGTGATATGGACAGAAGAATCACTATACCAAGGTACATCATTATCGTCAGTAGAAGAATTATCCAAAAGTGAGTGTTCAAAATCTGCTCCCATTTTTTCAAGATAACAGACAGTTGCACCATCTATTGTTCTCTTGACAGCCAGCCAAACATCGTCATAATCCCCCACTGCATTCGGGATAATTGCGATTCCAGTTATAGATGCATCAGTTCCACTTATTATATGGTGGCTCCAACCTATTGTTTCAGTAGAAGTCTCTATTGTAATCGCTACCAATTTATTATTTGAAAGTAATATCCAAAGGATCCCTCTAGAGCCTTGCCAAACTATTTTATTGAAAATAATATCACTATAGTTTCCTGTAGTATCTGCACCCCTTAACCTAATCTGATCGGAAAGTACTGTTAAGTCTCTAGAAACATAAGTCCCCTGTTCATCTGAATAAGATGATTCCATTAAGCGTTTACCATCATTAGATACAAATATAGCAGACTTACCTACCTTGATGGCCATACCTTTACCACCTACATTCCCTTGAGGAAGAGCTGAAAAGTTTGTAGGTCCATAAACTCCATCTTTTGTTTCTACAGTCCATTCTGCTCCTATTGTTCCTACCTGAAGAGTCTTGTCAGCTACAAACCATGATATTCTATTGACTGTTGTACTATTAAGAGTAAGTGCAAAAGCATCATTTACGGCCAGTGCTCCAAAATAACCTAATCCTGAAACTTCTGATGCTGCATCTTGGATCAATTTATTCTGCATAAAATGGTAATAAGTTCCCACTAAAGAATTATAAACTGTATCTCCGTTCTGAGTAGCTCCCCCCATTATCAATCTTTGTTTCCAAAAAGTAATTGCTGTAGGCCATCCTTGATAATTACTCCAAGCTGCCTCATTCCAGAATTTACTTACTTGAGCAGCAGTAAAAGCTCCTGCTATTACTGTCCCTGTAGCTATACTTACTCCAAGTACTTCAAATTGATAATTTCCAGCTCCAACATCAGTTATATCTACTTGGGTTCCTGCAAGAGCTAAAGTCAAAGTAGTCGCCAACAATAAAGCATTAGCGGCAGAATAAATTACATAATATGTTGCATCTGCCGTAAGTCCTACTGGGATTGTGCCAGTCAGCAATTTTAGTTTTACTTTATCGCCTGTTGTATATCCGTGAGCAGAACCAGTAGTTATTATATCTGTAGCTGCCACTATGGTGCCACTTGCAAACAGGGCAGCAGTTCCACTTATAGTTGTTATCTTAAATATTCCTGTCGCAGTTAATCCTGTATTGTCTATTTTAAAATATGCTCCAACATGTTCAGGTGTAAAGAAAGGAGTTACTGTAGTCCCACCAGAATCGGAATAAGATGTAACTGTTAGAGCAGTTCCGTACACTCCTGTGGCACTAGGCTTAAAAAATATATCTTTTACATTATTTTCTAAATAGGGAACTGATAGCCCTACTTTTAGATTTCCTATCCAATCCTCTTGAACTAGTTGAGTTACTTCAAAAGAGTCAGACTCCAATCTAGCTAGCACAAAAGGCTCTATTTTCCCTTCATTATGTACTATAAAAATTTTATCTGCCGATTGGGCTAACCTGAAACCGTTTAGGTTTATAGTTCCTATATTTCCCCAGATAGTATCAGTTAAAATAGTTGTCAATCTTATAGCTTCCAACCTAGTTCCAGACAAGTTAAAAACTTCTAATATTAGTTCAGAGTAAACAGAGCTCCACCTTATAGAAAAGGTGTATGTCTCTGTTCTGGAAAATATAAAAGAATATAAAGGAATCTTATTCCTATCTGCATCTGTGAAATAGTCTGCCACTAGACTTAGATAACGAGTACCTACTCTTTTAGTGGCACCACCGGATCTAGAAGGGTAAAAGTTTTGAAGTTTTAAAGCACCTTGTTGGTATTCTTTAAGGTCTAACCTTCCAACTAGTTTGGGACTTAGTTCTCCCGAACTTACATTATTAATCGCAGTGGCAAATTTCATTAACCCCTCACAGTGAGAAAGTCGTCTATAATATATTCGTCAGGTCCGGCCTCTTGAGAATCATTACATCTCGCATCTGAATACTTATCATCTAATTCTGCTATGAAACTTTCCCTCATTTTAACATTTTGATTTATTGAATAGCTACCTTCTACTGCTAACTCTAAAGCGAAGGCCCTTTTGAATAATCCCGAATATTGTGAATCATCTTCTATATCATAGATATAAACTACATATAGCAGAGGCTCATCAGAATATAAAAACCTACCTTCTTTCTTATAGGTTATATCTATAAGGCTTGAATCCTGTACAGTTAAAGCTTTTAGACAATCAGAAGGTAATAGGAATTGATAAGTGAATCCGAACTCAGGAGTCGTTGTGGTTGGGGATAATTTAACTCTCTTCCTGGCAAATGACCAACCACCATTTTCCAAAGTGACTTTACGAATGGTATCAAAAATATCATTCATTAATTTTGCTCTTTTGTTATTGTCCGAAAGAGCATTGATTCTCTCAGTACCTAATCGGTGAAGGGCCATATTAACTATACTAGTATCACTCATTACGACCCCTTATAGAAAGTAGGGGGACGAATCCCCTACAGCCAACCGAGAAAAAAGATTTCGTTAATCGTTAACATACTCGACTTCGATCGTTAGAACGGCGTCGAGAACAGAGTCATCCATGACTTCAGTACAATTTACTATAATTTGTGTTTCGTCTGTAATTCTTTCGTAAATGCCTGGCTCAGTGGCAACATCATTCATTTCTGTAAATGCAGCTTGTCCACCACCATCAATAGATCCAATATAAGCATCAGCATTAGATGATTTACCAATTTCAAAGATACCTGTAGCACCTAATGATTTATTGATATGAGCTTTAACATTAAGAATTAAAGAATCTGTAGGAACTTTCATTCCAAAAATTTGATCATTTACATTAAGTCCTGCTGTTCCAGCAGTATCGACTAGTGTAAATCTGTCTACAATTACCTTTCTACGTCCCTTCATTTCCCCTTTAGGGTACTTACCAGAAGGTTTTGTAATTTCGGCTTTTGTGTAATTATCCATATAATATGCAGTCATAATGTCCTCCGACTAAAAATTAAAAATTACGCTTCGTAACAAAGAACTTCAACAACTTGAACTTCTTCCACTCTAACGGCTCCTGAAAGGAATCCACCATAAACTTGAATGGCGTGATGCTTTGTAGGTATTACGTCCAACTTACCAGAAACTTCTTTACCATTTGCACAAATAAGAGCTCTCTTATTTGTAAAAGCAAAACAACGTCTAGTTGTTGCAGCGGTATTTGTTCCTGTTCCAGAACCAACAACGCCTGTCACAGCATTATAAGAACTATCTTCAGTCATGAAAGGAAGTAACTCAGTTCTAACAAATTCAAATCCCATGAAGACACTGACTTCACCATCAACTAATGCTTTAATAGCAGCATAGTCTGAACTTGTTGCTTGAGTTGTTCCAAGTAAATTATCAGCTTGTTCAGCAGCAAATACAAAGATTATCTTTTCTCCATCTTTAACAGCTTCATTCGTCTTAAAAAGCTTTCTAACTTTTCTAAGAACAGGTACATTAAGGCCTACACCTGTTGTAGTTGTTCCGTCAAAGCAAGAAACTTTATTAGCGTTAGCTAAAGAAGCAGTTCCAGATCCATCTCTTCCAGTAATTGCTGTGCCAAGAGCAGCAGCTATAATTACTTCATCCATTGCTCTTGCAAGTGCTCCTGCAATAGCGATAGCATATTCATTCTCAACATTCATAATGGTTTTGATTTTGTCTTCTTCATCAACCATATCAGCATCATAGAAATAATCCATTGTTACTCTACGTCTTGAGTGTGGAGTATCTTGATAGTTTACATCTGAATGTCTACCAGTTTTCTTTTGAGCAGTCTTTTTTCCTACTCTGTCATAAGACTTTGTTTCAGCGTTCTGAACTTCTTGTCTACAATATTTTCTTAAACGTGATTCTGTCTGTTGTGCAAGATGCATAACATTTGCAGAAAACATGTCCACCATAGCAGTTGTGATTTGTACACTCATATATCCTCCGAGTATTATTAATAGTTAAATTTAAAAATTTACGCGAATGATAGTCCTAAAATCAGGGTCAATTCTAAGATAAGTTTAAGCGGGGTCCAGAAAGGATAATCCCACACTTATTCCCTAAGTGTAGGATAATCCAGTTTATAACTGATTGCAAGAATTAATTTTTATTTTTATACTTTGCTCTGACTTCGAATAGCTTTAACATTTCTTTAACTGCATTTTGGTGTTCTGCACCTTTATCCGCATTATGGTAAGGATGCCCACCATCATTCATAATAGCAGAGATTTGAAGTTCTACGTCTTCAGGTGTCATATTTAGATTATCACCTTTGCCGTGAAATTCTCCTTCTTCATATAGCTTAGAACTAATAGTTCCAAGTAGTTCCATAATGAAAGGATTACTTCCAATTTCCGGATCATCAAAGGCTTCCATAAGTTTCTCATCTTCACCAAGATAATCTGATATAAGGCGTTTCGCCCCTGCTATTCTTGGATCATAGGATTCACCCCACTTAGATTTTAACTGGTCTACACCTTTTTCCACCATCTCAACATGGTTAGCTGTAGCACTTTCATCTTCATCTTTTGCAGCTTCAGCTAGAAGATCATGTAATTCTTCTGCTGCTTTGGCAGGAAGTCTATTAATGTGAGCAAATTGCTTAATAGACTCATTAAACGCTTCATCTAAAGGAGAGTCCTCTTGGTTGATATTTGGCTTGTAATTTGCATACTCTGGATCGAAACCGTTTACCTTAGTGTAAAATTCATCAATCTCTTCCTTAGTAGCATTTTCTGATGGAAGAATTGTTTTAGCTCTACCATAGTCTTTCTTAGTATTGTGATAACTCTTAGCAAGATTACCGAAATCTATTGTTCCATCTTCTTTAACGAAAGGCTTTAGGCTTGGCTCATTCTTTAGATCGTCTGATAATCCTTCAGGCCACTTAACTTCTAAGTCGCCATAGATAGATTCTATCTTTGTTTCTTCATCTTGAGCAGTACCATTATCTAGTTCAGTACCTTCTTCTTTTGTTCCTTCATCTTCTGTTCCTAATTCTGTACTCATTATTCTTCTCCCTGTGGTTGTTCAGTTATATCATCATACATTTTCATCAATGCTACAGTATCTTTCCCTAAGATTTCAAGAATCCTAATAAAGAAGGTTCTTGCTCCATCATGATATGCAGTTACGCATGGATCTGGATTGTCTAGGTCAACACTAGAAGCGAAGAATCCGCTTTCTTTAGCTAAGTCATTTAATACTTCTTGGCCTGGCAATGTGTTGAATACTGTTTTGTACTTTTCGTACATCTCTACTTGAGACTTTAATTGGTCTTGTGACATTTCTTTTCCTCGGTTAAAGGGTTATTATTTTTTCCAGAGCTTTCTCAATCTCTCCTTATTTTCAATACTAACGTCCATCTTATCTATAGCTTTTAACATATTATCTTTTTCATAATCCGCTATCTGTCCGCCCTTCTTCTTTCCTTCTTTTTTAAGACGAGTAACCATTCTCTTCCCTGTAGCTACAGCAGGTTTTTCATCCTCTGTATATACTGGCTTCTTTTTTCTTGGAACTCCTAACTCTTTTCTTATTCCATCAAACAGTTTTTTATTATCTGCTCTTTGGTCATTAGAGAATTTCTTATTGTCCTCTTTCGTTGTTAGTTTCTTCTTTTTTCCTACTGCTTTCTTCTTTGCCATTATATACTCCTACTTAATTTTATTGATTACATCTGCTTCTTCAGTTCTGTTCTCAGCTTCTTGCTCTCGCTTCGCTGCTTCTGCTCTTGCCTTTCTAATCTCATCTCTCTTAGTTTTAGACCTGATAGTTTTAGCAGGAGCATTGAATAAGTTTAGATTGTATAGTAGCAATTCATCTCCGTCAATATTATCCATTGTTTCAGGTTGAGCTTCTATCACTGCGCCAGTAGCGTCTACTGCTCGAAGAACATTATCAGCTTCACTAGTAACTTGAGCTTTTGCAATTGCTGATTTATATCTGATTACCATATTGAATTTATTGCCTTTAGTGGCAGCTTTTAATTCATCTGGTACGTCAGGGAAAAGACCCCTACGATACATAATCCCAAATAATCTATTAATGATTGGTTTTAGTAGTTCACGATGGAGTCTACCTAGTGTTGGGCCTAATGATCGTAGTTGTTGGTCTCTTCTTATATTTACTTCTGCTGCTGTCATTCTATCTGAAATAACTAATTTCAGTTGATCGATAAAAAAGTGTAACTTAATATCTTCTTTACCATCTTGTATCATATCTAAACCAATGTCTGGCCTAGTTCCGCTAAATATAGTTCTTGTCTCTGCTTTAGAAGAAGCTCTTTTATAGTTAACTCCAAAAGGTTTTAAATTCAGAGGACGCATAAAAGCATTGTCTGGAGTTTCTACCGGGGGAGCTATTGCTAATTGCGCTCCCTGAATAGTAACTTTCTTCATAGCATTATTAGTTTTAACTTCTGGAAGTGCTTTCATCAGAGGAGAACGACCATATTTCTCACCTGAATTTTTAGTCCATCTAGCTGCTGCATAACAGAACTCATGGAAGAAACTAACTTCTAAAATATATGGAGCTTCTTTTAATATATAAAAGGATACATACTCCATACCTTTAGGAACTACTTTCTTATCTGGCATTTGCTTTAAAAATATAGCTTGTTTTACAGGTTTAACTTTATGTACAATATTAAACTTCTTTGTAGTGCTATCACCAATTTGTCGTTTTATTTCTTCTGGTAACTCTCCAAACTTTTCAAAAATTTGTAGGGCATCAAACTGAAATTCTCTTCCTACACTATTAACATCACCTTTATGATTCTCACTAATAGTTCCTTCATAAATTGGAACACTTTCAAATACTATTATCTCTTCTTTATCTTCTTCCATCTTTAAAAGATTAGTTCCAAAAGAAACTATATCTTGATATGATTCGTGGATCTCTGTTTGAAAGTTAGACTCATTAAGTGCTTCTACCATTAACTCTGTAACTTCATCAATCCATATTCTAATCTTATCTATTTGATCTAATTTGCTTCTACCTGTAGACATACCAAACCAGATTGAAGCTGGATTTGTTAAGAGTCCATGTAATGCTGCTGATAGAAAGTCTATGGCCCATACAGCATAATTAGCAAAAAGATATTGCCCTGTCTTATCCCCTTTGGAGAGTTGACCATAAACATTATCTTTTCTCGGGATTCCATACTTTGCTACATCATCCCAATGATTAGTCCAGTTAGACTTGTCAGACTTTTCTGTCTCATACTCTTTGAGTAAACTGTTGGCTTTTTCCTGTTCCATTATCTACCTAAGATTGAAGTTGTAGTATCATCTAGACTATTTAAAATAGTTCCCCTCTTACTTGCAGCTCTCCTAGTTTTAACCGTTCCACTTCTACCAGAAGTTTTTGCACGATCTCTTAGAGCTATTTTCTGTTTAAGTATTTCCGCTTCTTCCGCTGCTAGTTTAGCTTCAGCTACTCTTCTCTTATGTTCGAAATCCATTCCGGGACCAATTCTAGGCATAAATCCTCCTATTTTTTAGAATACTTACCCAAGTATATCATACTCATGGTCAGCTTCGGTAGGTAAATTTGCAAAATGTTCACTTAAAGGTTTACCGAAACCGACTTGATAGTCAACAGCAAACTGTCTCATGGCGTCAGATCCGTGAGAGGCCCAATTGTGTATGGGCTTATCTGAGTAAACTCTAAGCTTACTATCAAACTTTTTACTGTAATCTTTCAGTGAAGCTATCCCTCTATGTCGTCCCTCAATATAAGGGTTACAGTTAACTCTGTCAAACCAACAATGTCTTAGTACTGTTCTAACCGCATGAATATCTTCAGAAACACTTAAAGTTCTTGGTAGACAACGAACATTAACTAACCCTGCATTTTCTAGAAACTCCACTCTAGTTGTCTCTACTTGTAGCTCATGATGATCTGCATCGTGAGGAACTATGTGCTCATTCCACTTATAACCAAAATTACTTTCACATTCCTTAATATAGTCCACCGCATACTCTAGTCCTCGTCCGATAATTTCGTGATAACGAATGACATGTACTTCACGACCAACTTCTTGTATAAACCAGATGGTCGTCCCATCACGACCCAAATCCCAATAAGTATTGACGAGACAATTCGGCTGGAAAGGCACATTAGTAATACGACCATCTCTCGTGGCATCATCCATATACTTTTGATAATATTTACCAGACGGTGCTGCGTTAAAGTCACACTCATATTCTTGGTTGTATGCTTCTTCACTCATTGTCTCCTTCAACATCTGGAGTTCTTCTTTAGGAAGAATATCTGTTTCAGATGCCTTGTATAAACAACTGAACCATCTTACCGGGTTCATCACAGCTATATCATATAATTGTTTAAAACTATTATCACCTTTCGGAGTACCAATGATAATTTCCCAACCTGTCCTGTCGGAGAGTGTTGGAAGTAAAACCTTATCACGAACATCTGGATGCATATCTGCGAACTCATCTAAGACATATCCATCTAGATATATTCCTCTCATAGCATCAAAGTTCTCAGCACCAAAGCAGAATATGGTACAAATGCCATGAGGGTGAGGGAAAGTTGCTCTGAGCTTAGACTCATTAAACTTAACTCCAGGTATCATACTCATGTATTCTTTGAAATACTGCCAAGCGATCTTCTCAACCTGACCGACAGTAGTTGCCACAAAGGCATACTGAGGATTCCTAAAATGCTTGCCTGTCTTTGGATCTTTCTTATTAAATCGGATAGATTGATCTGCTATCTCATTAACTGCTAAAACAGACTTACCACCTCGTCTATGAAAGACAAGAATGTTATGTCGTTTTAGTAAGTTGTGAGTTTTAGCTTGCCACTCTCTAGGTACATACCCAGTGGAGACAACCTTAGAGCGTTTCTTCACTTACATCTTCTGCTATTGCTGCCATGATTTCAGTCTTGTTCATCTTACCTGTAATAGCAACATCGTGAAATACACAGTATTGCATCATATAAGTTTTAGTATCTTCCATAGTAGGATAGAGCCATATTTCGGGAACATCTTTAACTGTCTCAGCTAGTCTAATTAATTCAGGTTTAATATCAGTACACTCTTTTTCAACAGGAGTGTACTCTACGTTTTGAAAACTATTACCAACCAATATTCTTCTTTTCACTCTCAGGCTCCTTATTCTGCTCCGACATTGCTCGGAGGTTTATTCTATAGTTTAAAAATATCTCTATTAACTTATATACCGTAACACAGATTATGATTATTGCCCAAACACTGTAATCCGTCAAATTTTACTCCTTACACAAGTTGGTTTAGAATAAAAGCAGAGAGGGAAAGGAAATAAAAACCTCTCTGCCTAAAGGGAAAAAGACCACCGGCTTAGAAGTGGCTGAAAAATCCCATATAGTTTATTATCAAAGGAGAAAGGAATTATGTCAATAGCTGAATACGTGAAAGAAAAGAAACTCTCTATCGCTATGTTCTCACAGATCTGTGGACTTTGTTTAAGTACTGGTTATAACTACTATTACGGTGAAAGGGAACCAACATTAGAAAATGCAGTAAAGATAGTTCAAGCTACAGCGGGTGCCGTAACATATGTAGATCTTTTACCTATATGGAAAAGAGGCAGGTATATACTTAGAGCGCAAGAAGATTGTTTATAGCGGTTTATGTGGAGACATAAACTCCATATGTAATGTAATGTAATGTAATGTAATGTAATGTAATGTAATGTAATGCAGTGCAAGGTAAACATATTTCAGAAATGTTTGGAGATTGGTAGCGTTGATGAATACGGAACTGAAATTGGGGGTATCGACTTCTCACACAATTTCTTAAAAACAAGTGTTCAAAAAAACCCACTATAAGGATACAATCGAGTTCAATGATATCGACTACTTAGCCTACACCATAACGTTTACTGCTACCTACCTAGTAGCTCTATGCCCTTACTATCATTGAGTTGTTAGTGTATTGATGGTGTTGCTACAACTATACGCTTAGTTGTTAGTAATTGGAGAGTTATATCTATAACATATCACTATCATCGGATAAGATAGTGTAGTCTTTAGTTTCAATTGTCTTTGGTGTCCTAACAATACCAGTATCGAAGTTGAATACTACTTGCCCTGAGTGTTGAAGCTCAACCTTATCACTATAAAGATCTGGAAAACTATTCTTTAGCTTGAATATCAATAATGAAGCGTTAGATTTTAGCTTGTCTGTTGTTGCGTCAATTAGTATATTCTCCCAATATTCCAAGCACTTATGAAACGCAATCTTCTTTGAATTATAGAATGATACATGGCGTTCTTCCCAATTATATAGCTGCCCTATGTCACACTTCACTTTACAACAGAATGTTTCATAGCTTCGACCCGTTGACATATGTTGAATTAATGCCTCATCATATTCTGGTTTATACTCTCTCGAATAATAGCTAAGTAGGTGTTCGTCCTTCTCTTCTTGATTCATAGCTTGCCAATCTTTAATTGCTATTTCCTTACTGACATGTTTGACAGGTATTGCCATTTGCTTGCCTTTCCTACCTTCTAATTGTTGTATACTTTTCACACTATTGCTCCCTGTACTTAAAGAATATCACACATCAATTTATCCTGCGGTTTACACGCTTCAGGATAAGCTTTTTTTAACAACAATATATAATGATTTAGATCTAAGATTGCCACCCATCTGGTGCTATTCTTTCTATGGATAACTACAGGTATTTGCGTAGGGCTTGCATCTTGACTAGCTTGAACCATAGCTTGCTCAAGTTTTAATACTTCCACTCTCTTAACTTCAATATGTATTATTCTCTCAAGTTGAGGGACAACAACATCAGGGCTATCATTGCCACCGCTGAATTGTTGTCCTCTTCTGGCCTTCAATCCTGCCTCTGTAAAGATATGGGCCACGTCTAACTCTCCACGCTTCCCTTTATTCCTTGAGTGAACACCTATTTGCTTCTTTGTTCTCGGTTGTTTCTTTACTACTACCATCAATCATACTCCTTGTTTCAATCGGTTAACCCTATCATATAATTATTTTACATTTAATGCAAATAAAGCTTGCACTATAATGATATATCGTTTAAGCTTTATTCGTAGGTCAATCGAGATCTATAGCAAATCAAATCACATTTATTCGTAAGAAGAAAGGAAGGAGTGAATTACTCTTACCCTCTAAGGGGGCTAAATGACTCACTGTGCTTAAACAAGAATGTATGGTTGTCCTAACACAGTAAGAGGGGGGGGTAAAATCCCGTCTGGATATTTTTAAATCACATTCCACCGTGGGTAAGATAACACCTAATTTCATTCCACCGTGGGTAAGCTAATACTTAAATAAATAATACTTAAAGTTGACATACACTAGGTATACTATTATTATTCAATGATTAATCTTAACAAGGGAATAACATGTATTTAATACCTAAAAAAGCAGTAAATCTATTGGCCTCGGACATTATGAAAAGCTATCCTACAACTACCAGATACTACAACTTAATAGTCGAAGGTGTAGAATATAATAGAACTACCTTTAAAAGTAATATGAGAATATTGGATTATTATAGACAGGAAAGTAGAGACCTATCCACAGACTTTGGCAAACTAGCAGAAGATCTCTTAAAAGAAGATTATTCTGCAGGGGCATATTTATATCATATCTTAGATAAAAGAGATAACAGTGAAATACAGACAAATAATCACACTATACTATCAGGAGAAAAACAGCTATTTCTTGCTCAAGTATACAATGAGTTAATATTGAGAGTTAAGCTAGAATTAATAGAGACTATTAAACCCCAAATTTATAATATCTTTGAGAGTAATAGATGGGGGAAATTGCCGCTAACTTATGTTAAGGCCAAATTAAAAGAGTCTGGGTTATGGACTTCAATCAGACCATTTAGAGAGTATGAAATAGAGAAAATGATAGCTGAAATAATAGAAGAAAAAGAATTATTAGATTTATTATAAAATAAACTTGACAGACATAATTCACTTGTGATTATGTCTATACAGGGAATGAACCCAACTAAAAAGGAAGAACCTTTATGAAAAACTTAAACGAAACTTTCAACCACAGCGTAACAGTAGAACAAAATTTATTAAGCTTATTACTCACTGGAAATCAACCACAATTTGCCCTATTAATAGAGCAAATAAAATCCTCACAACTTTTAAAATTTACAGTAGATCATAAATGGATTATGTCTGCCTCTTTTTATAGAGAAATAGAGTCTGAGCTAGACTTTAGAGACGAAAAAGAACCACTAGATATTAGTGAGTTTATTAACACTTGCAAATCTACTGTAGATATTGATGAAAGCCTATTAGAAACATATAGGACGGTATAATTATGAACTATATAAAAAAACTACAGGAAGAAAATAAAATACTCCAAGATTTCAAAGATGAACTTTTGAGCTATTTATCAAGTTCAAAATTTAGCGGTCCAAATCTAAATGATAAAATGGTAAATCGCAATGATATTATTTTGCGAATACATGAACTAGAAAACAATCTAAACAATGAGGTGAGATGATGAACCAAATAATATTAGGTGTATTTTTAGGTATTTGTTTACTAATGTTTTTAATGAGATTTTTTAAATAAAGTGAGAGTAGTTAGTAAAATGAAAATGAATAAAAGGTAGGCAATTAAGCCTAAATAATCAGAGGAACTAATAAAATGGAAAAATTTACATTGAAAGACTTAGAGAAACTTGACCCCTGTGTAGAGGGTTTATTTTGGTACCGAAAAAACATCAAGTCAGAAAATATCAGAGAGATATTATTACAATTAAATACCCATAGATCTGAGTGGGCCAGATGGTTATTCCCTAAACTGATAGATCAAAAACAGGCCGTGAAAATAGCTGTGTTTTCCGCTGAGGTAGTTTTACCTCTCTTTGAAAAGGAATATCCAAATGATATGAGAGTTAGAGATTGTATCCAAGCGGTGAAAGATTATTCAGATGGAAAGATAGACATTGCAACACTTCAAAAAAAGCGGGCTGCTGCTAATGCTGCTTATGCTACTCATGCTGCTGCTGCTTCTTCTGCTTATGCTACTAATGCTGCTTCTTCTGCTTATGCTACTAATGCTGCTGTTGCTGCTGCTGCTGTTGATGCTGTTGATGCTGCTACTAATGCTGCTACTAATGCTAGAAAAGAGACACAAGAAAAGATTTTAAACTATGTTGCTAACTTATTAGAGGGGGATAAATAAAATGGAAAAACAAACAATTGGTTGCCTTATAGTGTTATGGATAATATTTAAAATTTTTAAAATTTAGGAGATGATGATGGGGGAAATTAAACTAGAAGAGATACTTAGAAAACATAAATTATGGTTAAAAGATGATGTAGATGGTGAAAGAGCCAATCTCAGTGGTGCCGATCTTAGGAGTGCCAATCTTAGGAGTGCCTATCTTAGGCATGCCGATCTTAGTGGTGCCGATCTTAGTGGTGCCGATCTTAGTGGTGCCAATCTTAGTGGTGCCGATCTTAGCTATGCCTATCTTAGGCATGCCAATCTTAGTGGTGCCGATCTTAGCTATGCCAATCTTTGGAGTGCCAATCTTAGTGGTGCCGATCTTAGTGGTGCCGATCTTAGCTATGCCAATCTTAGGAGTGCCGATCTTAGGAGTGCCAATCTTAGGAGTGCCAATCTTAGGAGTGCCGATATTAGGAGTGCCAATCTTAGGAGTGCCTATCTTAGGCATGCCGATATTAGGAGTGCCAATCTTGATTATTCATGCTTTCCACTTCATTGTGGTTCTAAAGATATAAAGACAGATATAAAACTAGTTAGACAATTACTGGCACATATCTGTGCATTAGATTGCGAAGATTTAGAACATGGTGAGATCATGAGTTTAATAATACCCTATGCTGAGAAATCACATAGGGCCAAAGATTTAGGAATACATAATGGTAACTAAATCAGCACCTAATAATCAGTCCTTAGAGTGGTATCAGAAGGCCCTAGAAAACAATTGCATAGGCAATGGTGGAGAAGGTAAGGATTATGATCAAGAAGAATTAGTTCAAGCATATTACAAAAAATGCAATCGTGTTGATGAGGAGAACCATAAAAAGAGAGTGCAAGAAAGGTTAGGCCAGGCCATACTTGAGGAGGATTTAATTCCTACTGTACCCTTGCTAATTAGGGGAAATAAATTTGACCTCATTTATGATGAGGAAAATAAAACTTATATAATGATTCCAGAAATCATAAGGGAGAAAAATGTTAGCATTACACGTTAATCCATTTACCAGAATAGATGTTATAAAAGATCAAGAAGTAATTTGTTCTATCTATAACTCAGATAAAAGGACAATAAACATCGGCCTGGAGGCACCAAAAGATGTCGAATTTAATAGAGTAAAATTAAATAAAGCTAATCCAAAATACACTAGGAAGGAAGAAAAGAAACTATTAAGCGATAGTATAATGAAACAAAACCGTATGGCCCGTTTAATCAAAGGCCTATAACTTAATCATGATCTAGGCAGTAATTACCTTGACGTTTTATTCCTGCCTAGATTATCCTTTTAACTCACCTTGAAAAGGACCTACAAAAATGAGTGAAGAAAAGAAAAGAATAAAAGAGTATATCTACACGTTAAACCCTCACAGATCTAAACCTGAACATTTAAAAATTGGCAGTATTGAATACTCAAGGGGGAGTGCTAAAAATATTGCTACCCCTGAACTAGAAAAACGTGCAGGACTTGGAGCAGATTGGTTCCATATGGACGCCACTTCTAGAACTTCCTTAATGAAGAATATCTTTGAGGAAATATCTAGGGAGTTAAGGCCTAAGAGAGAGGACCGGCCAGAGATACCAGACTTTGAACCCGATTACTGGGATAACATTCAACCATTAAGAGACATTATAAATGATCTTGACCTAATATATGACATTAGGAAAGATCTCTTAGCTATGTCTTATGATACTTATGTAAAGCTATGTCCTAAAGATTTAAAGGTGGTTCAAAAGCCCTGCACTTCAATATACAATCCTATCAAGTACAAAAAATCTTGGGTAGATGTATGCGAGAATGGTGAGTCAGTAATATATGTTAACAGATATGTTGAGCCTGAGTGGAGAAAAAACAAAGTTGAGGGCGGTTGTCCTGAGCTAATAGATAGATTTTTAAAGCACCTAATCCCTAATGAAACTTGTAGACGATACCTATTAAACTGGGTTAGAAATGCTTTAGTTACTGAGGGAAATGGCACATATTTAGTATTCAATGCCGCAAAGGGTGTTGGGAAGAACCTGTTTGCCAATATCGTGAAAGAGTTAGTAGGTCAACTTAATTACGGTAAGGCAAACAGGGGATTTCTTACTAAAGAATTTAACACAATTTTAAGAGATAAAAGGTTAGTATTGATTGATGAACTACCCTTAAACACTAATGCTGTAATCGATCAAGTAAAAGACTATATAAATAAAGAACAAAACTTAGAAGGTAAAGGGGTTGATGCAAATAAAGTTATAAGAACTTATAACTCTTTTATCATCTGTAATAATAGAGAGACAGATATAAGATTAGATCAAGACGATAGACGATTCAGCGTTATGGATACTACTAGCGTTTTTCTTCCTTCAGTTATGTCAGAGGAAGATATAGGAATTATTGACCATATAGGAGATTACCCTGCTATGGTTGCTCAATTCGGTTGGTGGATATTAGATCAATGCGAATCTGAGGAGTGGTCCACAGAGCAAGCTTGGAAAGGTGCAAGGTTTGACCACTTAGTTAAGACAAGTCTATATGAATGGAATAACTTTATAGTGGATAAGATAACCTCTCAAGACCAAGAGGAGTATGAGTTCATCTCACTGACAAAAGAATATAAAACTAAAAGGACTTCCAACAGTAGTTCATTCTCAGCTACAAAGTTAATCGAGTTCTTAACCTCTTACAAACATGAAGGCCACAGATTAGGCAGACTTGTAAAAAGAGGTAATGAAAGATATTTAATTCCTAATAAACATTTTAAAAATATTGCAGAAGAGGAAGAAATAATAATAGATGAAGTAAATGAGGATTTTTTATGATTGACCACTATGAAATGCGAATAGGTAGTTTAATAGATGAATTAGAGGTAGCTAACGAAGAGATTGATAAATTAAAAACTGATAATAAAAATCTCTTTGAGTTTGTAAAAGATTGTTCTGTAAGTCACAACGAATCACGATATAAGTACAGAGCACAGACATTGTTAAAAGAATTAAAAACTGAGATAAATTGTAAAACTTAAACAGAAATTTTATAGGGATAGAATAACAATTAACAAAGGCCTACAAATGAAAAATAAATATGTTTACCTAGATGCAGAATTTAACGAGACAACAGAAGCAAACTTAAACTTAGTTTGTATGGTCACACAATTAGATGATTCACCACCTAGAAAGTGGTGGCTTCACAATGATGCTGATGAACTAGAAGAAGACCTGGTAAATTACCTCTTCAAATTAAACGCTCAAGGATATATCTTTGTAGCTTACTCAGTAATGGCAGAAGCTAGAAGTATCTTATCAATGACATTAGGTAATTATCTCCCTTCAACTTTTAAGTGGATTGACTTATATTTAGAATATAGAAATCTAATAAATCATAATCACCGATTTGCTTATGGGGACCAATATCTTAATGGGAATATCACAACAACTAAACCCCCTAAAGGTAGATGGTTTGTAGGAGAGGATAAGGACAATCATTCTAAAACCCCAACAGGTTTGTCAGGAGCAGTTTATAAACTACTCGGGGAGAAAATAGATACAGATCATAAAACAGCTATGAGAGATCTTATTATCTCCAATCCTAAAGATTTTACACTGGAAGAACAAAAAAACATTATGGATTATTGTGTTGAGGATGTTAAATATTTACCATACCTTCGAAAGACAATGGCAAAAGCGTATACCATGCTCTACAAGGCAGAGGATAGGACTAACATGCTTGAGGAAATGCTGACTCGAGGAAGGTTTGCAGCAAGAACAGCTATCACAGAGAAGCTAGGTTATCCGATCAATGTAGAAGCAACAAGAAACTTCAGTAATTCAGTTAGACCTATCATTAATCAAACATGTAGGGAGATAAATAAACTCTTTCCAAATACTTTTAAGTATAAGTTAAGGGAAGATGTATTTTCTATGAATCAAAAAGATTTAAGGAAGTGGATAATAGGTCAAAAGTTTTCTTACTGGCCTATGACTAAACCTTCAAAGACTTACCCTAAAGGACAAATATCTTTGAAGCTAGAAGCTTGGGAAAAGAAATTCTCTTTTAGACATACCTTTCCTAATGATAGCTTAGGAGCACAAGTTGTTAGGTATCTCAAATTAAAACAATCATTAAATGGTTTTGTACCTCCTAAAGAGGGAGCAAAGAAGAAAACCTTTTGGGATTCAGTAGGATCCGATGGAAGGGTTAGACCATTTTTAAATATCTATGGATCTCAAACAGCAAGAAATCAGCCGAGTGCAACAGGATTTATTCCGCTCAAATCCGCTTGGATGCGGTCTTTAATCCAACCTTCTAAGGGCAAGATCATTGGTAACTTTGATTATGGTTCAGAAGAGTTTTTGATTGGTGGCTTGCTGGCCAGAGATGAGAATATGTTAAAGGCGTACGCTTCAGGGGACGTATATCTTTGGTTTGGGAAAGAAGTTGGAGTTGTCCCCAAGAACGGCACAAAGAAAACACATAAATTAGAGAGAGATCTTTGTAAAGGAACTACTCTAGGTATTGGCTATGATATGACTAAGTATGGCCTGGCCAGAAGATTAACTCAAGATACTGGAAGGATAGTTAATGAAGAAGAAGCTCAAGGGTACATCAATATGTATTATGATCTCTTCTGGAAATATAAAATGTATAAGGAAAACAATTTAACTAAGTACAGAAATGATAAATATTTAAAACTTCCCTCAGGATGGACGTTATTTGGCAATAATCCTAATGAAAGATCTGTAGGTAACTTTCCAGTACAAGGTTTTGGCTCTGATGTAATGAGAAAAGCTGTAGAGTTAGCTCAGGACTATGGACTAGACGTTATTTACACACTTCATGATGCTATCTATATAGAGTTCGAAATTGATGATGTTTGGGCAATGGACATTTTAGCTAAAGCAATGAAAGAAGCTTTCTGTTTTTACTTTGAAGGTGAGATGAAAACTCAAGCTGAAATGATTAGACTTGACGGTTATGTTTGGGGGCCTGACTTTCCAGAAGAGGAAGGCATATACAAAACATGGGAAGGGATAGAATGCAATAGACAGCAGATTTATATTGATGAAAGAGCAGGGGAAGAATACGAGAAATTTAAAAAGTTTCTTGATAGTCGTCCAGAGGTGGATTTATTATGATAATGACAGCTACAGAAATTAGAGAAAAGAATAAAGCATATTTTAAAGCCTTAGATAAGATGTTAATAGAGGGTAGAGAGGAGTTTATTAGGGAAGTCACAGAAAAAATAAAAAAAATTATGGAAAGAATTGACAAAGAAGAAGAGAAATAGGAAAGTAAATTTATCCAAGTATAAGCAAGTTAGGTAAGTAATAACCATGTAGCTAAGATAGGAGAGAAAATGAAAGAACAAGTATTGTATGACGGTCAACCGTTCATATATCACAAGACAAACAAGACAAATATTTTTAGACTTTATTGCCAGTATCAAGGGTATAAGAACAAATGCAACAACAAGTTCAACCCACAATTTAAAAGTTATGGTGCTCACGGTACAGAGATGAGATTAACTTTTGCTGAGTACTTAACAGAGGCAAGACTTTTATCTTCCACCTTAAACATTCCTATGACTGAAATAGTTGTTTGTAGGATAGATACAAAAGGGCACTTTGAAGTTAATAGCCTATCAGCAGTTCTAACAGGTGAGAACTTAGGCAAGAGAATCCTTAATTGTGGTGCTAGACCTTTAGCAGTTTTAGATTTCAAAACAGGTGAAGTATTAGTAATGGCAATAACTTTAACTGAAGCGGCAATATATGCCAATGTAAGTAATAGTAGAGTAGGGGAGATCTTGGAAGGATATATAAAGCAAGCTTGCGGTTTTTCATTTAGAGATTTAACACAAGCAGAGAAAGATAAACATTTCCCTGTAGAAGTTTATAGAGGTATTTAATGAGCTGGATAATTTTAGCAGTAATAGTAATATTAGCAGCAATAGTGATTTATTGCATTAACAATTATGGTTGGTAACGACCGAGGAGTAATTTATGAGTAATTTTCGTCAGGTGGGTGGAGTCAGAAAGTATCTAGGTTGGAACAAGTGGAATAAAGGTGAGTACGTTGTAGGGACTTACGAAGAACTTTATGAAGATAACTATGGTAAAAACGGTTATGCTATTTTGATTGAAGAATCAAACATAGAAGGTTTTGAGAAGGGAGATCTTTTCGGTGCCAATTCTTCGGGATCTTTAAACTTTAAAATGGAAAAAGTTTTAATCGGTCAGAAAATTAAGTTAGCTTATGAGGGTATGGAGCCAACAACTAACGAGAAGTATGCTAAGACTAACCCTAATCAACATATAATAGAAGTTTACATTGACGATGAGTATGGTGCAAAAGTTCAAGAAACAGAAATTGATGTAGAGTCAAGTTTAACTGATGAGGAAATACTATGAAGAAAGTAGGAGAAACAAACAGACTCTCTTACTCCTCAGGTACACTAATTGGTAATTGCGAAGCTAAGTATGTTCATTATAAGGTTAAGAAAACTAAGATTGATATTGATGCTGATAACTCAACAGAAGCTTTCAACATTGGTAAATCTTTTCATGGAGTGTTAGAAGATACTCTCCATGAGACTATCGAAGCGGAAGCATTGACAAAGTTAGTTGAAGATAAGTGTAAGAAGTATGAGTGTGAAGGTAAAGAAGCTCTCATTGAAGCTATGTGTAGGAAGTACTATCAACTTAATGAACTGACAGCATTACAAGCAATTCATTGCGAGTATGAGATAAAGACTGATGTTTTCATAGGTTATATTGATGTAGTAATGAAAGACAAAATGGGTAATTGGTGGATAGTGGACCTAAAGACAGCAGCAAGAATCTCTCCTCTACTTTTAAGTAAGTTGAAAAGAGATACACAGTTAAATCTTTATGGATCTTATTTCCAAATGGTTGCCAAAGATCTTAAATTAGATCCAAGCAAATTTGCAGGAATGAGATATAGGGTAACTACTAAAGCTAAGTTGATTAGAAAATCATCTGAAACATATGAAGGTTATGTTCAAAGACAGATGAAGAACATTAAGAGTTATGATATTGCTATCCCTAGAAATGATAAGATTATGGACATTGCCAGGAAGAAACATCAAGTATCTTGGCAGAGATCTGTAGAGCTATTTGACGGAGAAGAACCTAAGCAAAACATGACTTATTGTGATAGTTTTTTTAGGCCTTGCGAATATTGGAGTCAATGCTATGGTGAAACTTTTACCAAATGTGCTAAGAGATTGGTAATGATGGACGCAGATGCTTTCGAAGCTGAAGGGGATTTACTGTGAGTGAGTGTAAAGGCTTAATTTTCAGAGGTTATAACAATGTATTTAAAAGAAAGAGTGGACATTATGAGCAGCAGCAAGGTTTCAGGTTAGCTAAAAGACTGAGTTGTAAAGGCTGCGCAAAGTGTGGAAGCCTTTTAGATTATGCTGATGATATCCTTTGTGAGGAGGAATTTTTACACATCTACACTATTAAGGAAGGAAATTATTATACATTGAGTGTTATTGAGGATGGAGTATTTAACTTCAAGGAGATTAAGAAATGACAGATAAAGAACTAGAAGAATTTGGAGGAGTAATTGCCGATAAAGCTTTAGACGCAGTATTAGAATTAGAGAACAAAGTAGGTGCAGGATTTCAAGTAACTTTTGAAATAATCACTAAACTTAATGATGGTAGAACTTTTAAAATGATCTTAACAGATAAGGAGCAATAATGGATTACAAAAAAATTATAGACAAGGCAGAGAAAATTGCAAGAGATGAAGGATTTTCAAGAGATACAAAATCTTACTCAGTAGATGAGAAGAATCAGATGGTCCAGATTAGAGAATTTATTGAAGATGGTAGGGAAGTAACTACTTTCTTTCAAGGTGGAATCATTAACAATTCTGTAATGTTTACTATTAAATTTCTAAGAGCAGTAGCAGTTTATGAATTTATAGGAGTAGACTATGTCAAAGAGCTTGGATCAAAAAAGAAGGAAGAGAAAAAAGTTGAAGGCGAAGAAGGAACTGTTTGTAAAACAGGCACAACTAAAAAGACTAATAGTAAAAAGGTTGGAAGCGGCAAAGGTAGTAAGTCAATCCCTAAAGGAAAGACAGCTGATAGCGAACCAGTAGACACTAAGCCAGAAGGAGCTTCTATAGTAGGGATTGGTGAAGGGACTCCTGAGAATATAGTTAAAGACGTACCTAAAACAACTAAAGTTAAAGTAGTAAAGTATGACAGACTCTTAAAACCTCATAGGTTAGAGCTTGCTAATATCTTAAATAAGGTAGCTCCTGAGTGGAAAACAAATGTTGATGTTCAAACTAAAGCTAAAGCTGCAAGTGCTGAGATGATAGGTGAAGCGTTTATCACAGAAGATGGAGCTATCCTAGAAACTTTCATTGAGAAAGTTACAGAACTTTGTTCATAATGAAAGAGAAATACATAGAAACTGTAGCTATAGAAGTTGAGGGTATGCTAGGTCGAATATTTTCTGACCACAACATTCCCGATGACGTATATTCCAGTTTTGTCGAGTTACATATTGGAGAAATGATGCTCCTGTTCGAGAAATTAATGGTAGAGTGGGATAAGGAACTAAGTGGCAATCAGTAGTATGCTTTTAAATGTCACAGTTCGGCCTAAACCTTACCAGTTAGTCGGCTATCATAAATTGATAGAGCAACACTACTGTGTTGTAGGGGATGAACAAGGTTTGGGAAAGTCGTTACAATCTTTAATGGTAGTGGAGGCAACAGGATCAACAGCCCTGATAATGGTGCCTTCCTACCTGAAATACAATTGGAGATCGGAAATAAATAAACTATTCTTTGATCCTCCTACTGTAAAAATATTGGAATCTGAGAAAGACTTTTTAGAATACCCTAAAACACAAATAGTTCTAATGCACTATGAGCAATTGAAATGGGCCGAGAAACTTTTTGATTGGGCCGACATTGTAATTGCAGATGAATGTCACTACCTTAAAAACATTAAAGCTTATAGAACTTTAGCGGTCCATAACTACATAGAGAATTATGAACCTGAACGGTTTATAGGTCTAAGTGGTACACCAATTGATAATAATGTCCCAGAGTTTTACTCTCAAATAAAGCTTTGTGGTTACAACCCTAAAGGAACTAGTGGAAGAGTCTATGGAGGATCCTTCTGGGACTTTCAAAAACAATTCTCTAATCATACTCAATTCGAAATGATGGGGAGAAGGATAAACAAGTTTGAAGGTCTAAGAAATGTTCCTGAACTTAAATCATTATTGAAAGGTAAGTACTTTAGAAGGTTGGCAAAGAATCATTTAGACTTAAAAGAGATGATATTCTTAGATGTAGATATTAAAACTAAAATGACTAAGGATGAAGAGAAGGAACTCTGGGACGAGTTTAACGCAGAGAAAGGTAAGGACTCTACTATCAAGAAGAAGTCTGCGGTCCTCACTGCCCCTGTAACGGCTGATTATTGTAATGGGTTAATTGGGCAAGGGGAGAAACCTTTATTGATCTATTCAGCTCACAGGGAGCCAGTAGAGATAATTTCCAAGAAGCTTAAAGGGAGGATCCAGAAAGTCAATGGAAGTACTCCTATCCCTTTGCGTCAAAAGTATGTAGATCAATTCCAAGCAGGACAACTAGATGCAATTGTAGCTACAGTCTCAAGCTTTTCAACAGGTTGGAACTTAGTGGCAAGTAATCATGTTGTGTTTAATGATGAATCGTGGATTCCTAGAGATAATATGCAGGGCCGTAAACGTATTGATAGAATAGGCCAGACTAAACAGACATACTGCCATAGAATGTTCGGTAGTAAAATGAGTAAATATATAACAAAGAAGCTAGAGAAAAAAGAATCAGAAATAAGTAAAATAATAGGGGGTTAGATGGTTTGGGATTTAAAAAAACAAAGAGAGCACAGGTTAAAAACAGGGAACAGTTGTACTAGAAGGTATGAAAAGACTAGAAAAGGGTTTCTTGTTCGCAAATACAGAAATATGAAATCGAGGGTAACGGGAATACAGTATAAAAAAGCTCATCTGTATAAAGGAAAAGAACTACTCTCCAAAGAAGAATTTTATACTTGGGCATTAGATAGTAAAGAATTTGAATATATGTTTATTATATGGGGAAATTCTGAGTATACTAGAAGGCTATGCCCTACAGTAGACAGGATAGAAAGCTCTAAAGGATATACTTTAGATAATATGAGGTGGTTAACCCACTCAGAAAACTCCCGATTGGGGAGTATAGCGAGGAACAAATGACAAAAATACACGTAATAGCAGATTTACACTGGGGCGCACCTAAGCAGTCACACCTTACACCGGAAGAGATAGTAGAGTTTGACAAGGAATGTAAGCTTAAAGGAGAAGAAGTATTCTTAATAGGAGATAACTTCGATTTCAAGAATACTTTAAAGAAAGATATCCCTAAACTACATTTGCAGTATGCTAAAGTGAAAAAGCAATTTGGTAATAGAATGGTGGAAGGTAATCATACCGGGTCAATGCCCGATTTTGTACAGTACTCTTCTAACATAACTAAATTCCATAACACTTGCACAGTAGAATTTATCCATGGACATAGAGTATATTGGACAGATAAGAAATGTGATAAGTGGGAGAACAAAGAGTTTAAAGGTATTGGAAAATTTAAGTTTGCTCAGATGAGAATAGTTAATTGGCTAGATGAGAAATTTTGGAGGAAGAATATTAAAGAGTCTAAAAAACTTTCCAATCTCCTTTGTACTTATGTAATGAAGAACTATGCTTTCCCATCTAACAGACCTAATTTAGTTTTGATGGGCCATAAGCATGGAGATAATATTTTTAAAACTAAGTTTATGGGTATTGAATGGTTTATTCTCCCTAGAGGACTTACCACACTAGAGGTATAGCATGGTAGAGGTGTGGAAAAATATAAAAGTGAGAGAAGGTTATCAGGTAAGTAGTTACGGGAGAGTCCGTAAGGGGACCATTATAGTTAAAGGAAGTGTTTCACGTTATGGGTATAGGAGAATATCCTTAGGGAGATTAGGAGAAAATTTAGCCCACATTTTAGTAGCTGAAACCTTCGAACTACCCAAACCTGAAACCCACCAGAGAATAGTAGTGGACCACATAGATCATGATAAATTAAACAATCAACTAACCAATCTTCGCTACATTACTAATGCTCAAAACATAGGGAGATCACAGCAAAGCAGATATGGGGTACAAACTAGGGAAAGAAGAAATAAAAAATATAGAGCTAGAATAGCTATAACAGGGATAGGACTTGTCAATATAGGAAGTTATCTTGACAAAGAGGAAGCTTACGGTGCTTTTTTTGCTACTTACAAAGAGCGGTACGGATATGCTCCATGGGGATACATAGATAGAGAACCGATTAACACTTTGGAGGTGTAAGATGAACGAACGAGATAAAAAAAAGAACTATGCAAGTGTCCAGGCCAAGAGAGAATTTGAAGCTCGGAATAAAGAAGCTGCTAAGGTAGATAAGGAAGCTTTGAAAGGTGCTGCGAAAGTAGAGGCTGAAAGGATTAAATTAGGTGGAGTAAACTTTGCACTATATAATTTAATACTTTCTGTAGTAAATTTTAAAGATTGTCACACTGCTGCGGATTCTTGTCGAAGAACTTATGAAGGAATCTACCCTTACATCAGAAGAATACAAGAAGAGAATATCCACATGAGACATCTACTAATGGTGAATGAATGTAAAGAACCTAAGTTTCTAGAGCTTTGCAAAAACCCTGCTGATCTTCAAGAGATGGCAGCTAACATGCTTAATAAAATTACTGCTGCTGCTAGAAAGAGAGCTAAGAGCCCTATCAAAGTACAGAAGCTAGAGATCGTATAGTGAAAATATCAGACTATTTAAACTTAATGTTTTCTGATAAGTGTTGCAAGATATGTGTCCACTGTAAGATAGTGGACACTGTGCTAAGGTGCCAGTGTAAAATAAAAGCTCAGACTGTATTGGATGCTTTGCTCCACCACAATCCTAAAATATGTAAGAATTTTGAAGAGAAAACTATTTCTTAGATACAGCTTTTAATTCTTTAATAACTTTCTTGAGTAATGCTGCATTTTCTTTTGGGACTGTAGCATGCTTGAGAATCTTCCTAAGTTCTTTTATTTTATCCTTAGTCATACATGCTATTTGATTAAACTTCTCTTCTTGGCAAGATATTACCTCTCCATTTCTATTCATTACCTGTACACCTAGATAGTCTCCAACATAGAACTGAGGGTCAAACTCTACAGCTTGTCGCCCACAACTAGTTAAACACAATATCGAGATCACTAGCAGCACGCCTACGATCTTCTTGATTGAGTGCATCATCAATCTCCCTGTTATCTTGTTGAGTCCCTATCCAATTAATGAGCCACTTACCTAGAAATGTAAGTAAAGAGGTGGCCAAAGAAGTGACCACCTTTACTAAAATTGTTTGAAACATTACTTACCGCAGAATTTTTCTACAAGTAGGTCTACTGCACCTAATGCAGCATCATCCCACTTAGATGCAGAATCAAGAATCTTCTTTGCGAATAATGGTCTTACTCCATTATATACAGATCTGATAATTTCTTTAATGTCAATTAATTCATACCATTTCTTAACAGGTACAACTACTTCAGGTGTTTCAACTACAGGTGTTACTTCAGTCATACTATTCTCCGGTTAGGGTCGTACTTGGATATGTAGATGCCAAGCTGTTCCGTTGTGGAACACTGCCACTCGCGACAATCCATCTGAGTAGCTGATTGCTCCAAGTTTAACATACTTAGTATTGAAATGCATAACGAATTTATTTATGTCGACAAGGGTCCAACCCCTAACGGAAAGATCTAAGGCCCTTCCTTGACCATGGGTGTCAGATACAGAAACTCCCTCGATTCTCTCATCAATAATTCTAGTGATGACTAGAGGGAGTTCATTATCCTGACACCAACCAACTATATCTGAGAATACAGTTAGTAGGTGAGGTTTTACCTTTTGCAGATGGTAAATATCTTCAGTATTTTTACAGGTGAAATTGAACTCTAACACATCATAATCGCTTTGTGATGTACACAATATAAGCAAATATAACAGGTAAGCTTCCACCAATAATTCCCCAAATTCCTGATTTCACTTTGAGAGTAGCGATATCTACTCTCAAATCAGAAATGTCTTTACGAATACATTTTAGTTCACACCAAAGCTTATCGTCCATAATATCACCGGTAAACTATTCTTTAGTAAAGTACTCTAAACCTATTGTCCAAACTCCTGCTGTAATTCCGGAAGCTCCTGCACCTGTAGCATAAGTAACTGTACAACCATCTGAGGCAATATAGTTAGCTGCTGCACCTGTAGCAACTCCAGCAGTGAAAGCTCCTGTAGCTGTATCAGTCATGTCTGTAGCTGCAAAAACGTCTACCACAGATTCACAACCTACTGATAAAGTATTGTCATTTGCTGAAACTATCTTAACTCCGTTAACTAAAATCCAACCATCTGTTATGACTGCATCGGCAGGAATTATGATACTTGTATTAAAAGATGTACTAGCTGCAAGTGTTGTACTGACTGTTACAACTTCTGTTCTAACTACCTTCCTAAGAGCTACCTTGGCTTCGGATATATCTAGATCGGTCTTAATCTTATATACCTCATGTGTAGGATATCCGCTAGGAAGTACTGCGAAAATACTAATACTCGCTAGAGTTAGTAATAAACTTAAAAATAATTTCATAATCTTCTCCTATATTTAAAGTTATTTTATTCTACACTTTATTATTTTTGCCATGTACTTAATAAAATTCTTTAGCTGTGCAGTTGTCATAGTATTTACTGTGTCAATATCGAAGTTTTGAATAGCTGTGATATTCAAGTCACAAGCTGAAACCTTTGCCGCCTGTGCTGCATACTCAGCTACAACTTCCGCTACCTTATCATTAATTAAATTCAATTTAACTATACAAATATCAATCTTTTCATGGATACTTACTCTTGCACAATTATCTCTCACCCATGCCATAGGGTTAGGAACATTCTTAAGCCCTGCTTTTTTGGAAGCTGCATGATAATAAGGTCTGATTGTTTTAAATAGGTTCTTAGCTTCTAGTTTCTTCTCATTCAGAATAGTTCTATAAGTTAAAATTGCATGTTGATTAGTTTTGTACAGGTCTAATCTTGCAGTTAACTTTGGCAGAGTAGCTGCACATGCTTTTGTCCCATTGACATTAATTAGAAATTCAAACTCACTTGGTTTATCTTTCTTTATTTTAAACTTACAATCTGGATAAACTGTAAAAAGTAATCTAAACAATACATCATTAACTTTGATAGCGTTAATCTCTTCATATGTTCGGTAGGCAAAAGAGTTTGTCACTACCAAGAATAATAAAACTGTTATTAATTTTTTCATATTTACCTCTATTTAAGTTTAGTAATATATCCTCTTGCAATCATTGTTATTGATCCATAAGTATACCCCGCTATGTTTCCAACCCATCCGGCTACAAATGTTGTATCAACTATATGTCGTAGTTCTAATACAGACGCTTCGGTTAGTGTAAAAGTTTTTGTTATAGTTGTGGCAGTGACAGTGTTATCTCCTGAATTTGAATTACCATGACCTATTGTAATATCTGATGATGTAGTAGTATTGTACAACCAGATAGCATTATTATTAGACTTGTAAGGTTTAGCTTCAAACCATATTCTATACTCTCCGGCACTTAATAACATCTGGTTAGAAGTGTTCAAGGTCATAAACTTAGAAGATTTATTTACTGAACTAGCGTCTAAATCATCTATATAGTTTATAGGTATAATTGCCGCTGTTGTAGATGTTGGGGTATTAGCATTTGACCTATAGCTAAAATCAACCGTTTGAGTAAGTGGAGTTATAATGGTTCTTGCACTTGGAATTGCTGTTAATAATACTGTAGCATCTTCTCCTGCCAAGGCTGTATAACCATCAGTGTGTAATCTAATTATATCTCCTGCAGCAAATTCTTTAGTAAAACCTGTGTAGTTTCTATTTACTGTATCTACTACACTAATAGCATCTAATTTATAAGCATCAGTGATACTTATGATTGAAGTTGTTAATTGTGTAGAGTTTACAGACCAACCAGTAAAGTGTATACTACTACCATTGTTTTTAGCGTTCCATTTACCAGTAACAATACAAGGTTGTTTTACTGTCCAATAGTCTCCGTTTACAGAATCAGAAGTGTACTCAACTAAATCTGTTCCTGTCTCGCTTTCCACGGTAGTTATTCTTGGTACATAATTTCCATTACTAGCATTTCCAGTTATATCTGAACCGTGAAAACTATAAAACCCTAAGTCCCCAGTATGAACAACTGCATCTGAGGTTGCTTGTGCCCAGAATCTAACATTATCATCAATCGTTGCTGTCCTTGGGTCTGTTGCATGAAGAATGAGTGAAACTGTTTCCCCTACACTTAATTCTATTTTTCCAGATGCTGTTAAGTATTGTGCTGCCGCAAATGGAAACATAGATCCTACTGATCTGTCCATTGTTGAACCACCGAAAGGAGTTGCGTCTTTTTCACCTGTTGTAGCTTGGTGTATGAAAGCATAACCTGAGGCACTTCCCGATGAAGAAACAAAAGAACCATTAACAAATAGTGTGCATTTTTTTAATGCTGTAACTTCTATTCCATCACCTGATTCATTATTTACTGATATAATACCCGATGTAGTATCTCTAACAACATTACTCATATAAATCATGTGAGTATTACTTGAAGCCATTCCGGTGATAGTATTAGCTTGGTATTCTTCCATTAAATACAAATTAACACTCTCCAATGGATTACCGGTAAATTCAATGTCATCTAAATATAAAAACTTTCCGTTATTTACTACTTTTATTTCGGCACAAAATTTAACTTGTGCCGTTGACTCTTTTGTAAATCCTGTTATTAATGCTCTCTTGGCCGAGCCTGCTGTTAAGGAAGTTGCACCGAGTGTAGCTGTATTGGTAACATCTTCCATCCAGGTATTAATGTCGTCAGTATCT